AGCATCTACTTGCTTCATTACCCCTTCAAGCATTGCCTGATCTTCTAGAAACTGCAAATAATCAGTTTCACTTAGAGCAGCTAGTTGAGTAACATGATTACCTTTTTGCATACTCTTTAAAATAGTAAATGAAGCTACTTGTTCATCAATGTAAGATGTAGAATCCCAAGGTACAGCCTTATCTTCTGCTGGAGGTACATAACCCATCAGTTGAGCCAGCACTTGTGAGTCCGTGTAGTACAATCCAAAGAACTTCTGAAGGAACTCTGGAATATCTAACGTTACTTGAATCTGCTGCGCTTTCTGGATAGTTTCTTTTGAGAAACCACTGGTAGCTTTAAGCACTAATGCAAAATCAGCACCAGAAGCAGGGCCGCCTTGTTCTTTTGAAACTAAAGCAATATGAGAATCCTCTCCAGAGAAGTCAATATCACTAAGTTTCCTTTTAGCTTTTCGTTGGTTTGTATCAGCCATTATTTCCTTTAATTTGTTTAGTACGTTTTTTCGCTCTTATGGAAAGTCTTTTAAGAACGTCTTGTGGAGACTCTCCTTGGTATACTCTGGCATAATCAAATACCACGCGCCGACCTAAATGGAATAAATCACCTACGTCAACACCAGTTCTGCTTTTCAACTCTGATCTTGTACATTTAAATGCCTCTAGTGTTTTTATATTAAGAAAATCATAGATATTAGGATCAAATGACTTGTTATTAAAAGCTAAATCTAAAGCAATCTTATCTGTTTGATCTTCTTCAACAAGAGCATACCCAAAGAATGTTTTTCTTCTATTTTTGATGAATCCACCAAAGGATGTTAAATTCCAGTTCATCTTTTCAGCTATCTCTACTCTTGATCCGGTAATAACATCACCGTTTAAATTAACAAGCCTAAGTTTATCCTTAATAGAATGTTTAGAGTTGACTCCTTTTATACTTTTAAAGAGTCTTTTAATAGCTTGAGGTATGGATTCCCCGTCTATAACTATGCCTATACCATTATTCTTTACTTTCCTTTTAATTATTGTATGGATACAGTGTATAGGTTGGTTATAGAATGCCATAGCATCCGATCTTGTCCCTGTTAAATATTTACCATTTTCATCTGTAAATGTATAGAGGTTCTTATCTTTCCTAGCTTCTGAAATCTTTTTACGAGACTCAAGTACCAATTCAGATGACCCGTCTCCACCGATTGTCATATTACAAAGTGGATGACCAAAATATCTCCATTCAAGAATAGTATCAATTTCAGCTTGGAAAGCTTCAGAACTTGTAAGCCCATCAAATACTATTTCAACAGACCTTCCATGCTTTGAGTAAGTTCTTAACCAGTATTTATTTCTACCACATTTACTGTAAGCCCTGTTCTTATTGCCTTTACCAACATAGAACACCTTGTTATCTGTTAATCTCCTGTGTATGTAAACATAGAATCTATTATCCAATAATATCTCCATAATCAATGGTCATCTAGTAAGCAGAGGAAAACGATGATGAGTCGTCTTTCGGGTGCCCCCTATCCTTGCCTTAGTCTTCTAGATTTTCTACCTTAGCTACAGCTCCAATAGAAATTCCAGTAATGTCTTCATCCTTAATCATTTGCCACACCTCTGCTGATTTAACTTGCAGTGTCATCAACCAAGTACCTTTCTGAATTGAATGTTCATTTAGTGTCATATCAACAGGGCATAAGTAGGACTCAAGTACTGAGAAGCTATCTGTCATTACCATATGAAACAAATTGGCTTTCATAAGTGATGTTGAAAATGACTGGTGAGCTTTCCGTACTTCATCTAATGTTGTCTCATCTCCGTGGAGATCAACGCCAGCTTGCATAGCTACATATGTGACTTGCATAAGTTCTTCATTTAAAGACTTAGCAATTGTTTGTTTGTTTGTGATAGTTTTCTCCTGTGTTAGGTAAACTAGCGGTAGTAGGATTATATCACCAGTTATACTCTAAGTCAATGAAATAGTAAATAGTGATAGTTATTTTCTATTACTAAGCAGCATTATCCGAGTTTGTGCTAGAAGTATCATTTCCGCTTAGTGAGGTGGCTGTACCTTCTCCTACAGTGCCATTAGCCATACCAGCGCCTGATTTAGAGGTGAAACCCGGCATAATATCTAACTGAGGATCAAGAGTATCTGGAAGTTCATCAACACCCATTGCTCTACGCACTCGATTAAGCACAGGTCTATCAATTTCAAGTGCACCTACTGAGCTTACTCGCTGTACAAGTTTTGAGAGTGCTTCCGTATCCTCTGATTCTAGGTTCTGTGCATATATAGTACACATTCGTGTTTCATCCCAACCGTTTAATCTGTAGGTCTGTTTGATTAATTCGCTATTAATTACCTGCAAAATACCTTTAACCATGTTCTCCATATAAGAACCGACAAGTGAATTCTTAATGGCCCCAAGAGCAAAAGAACCTGTGCTTGATTGCCCCATAATAAGAATATCAGCACTCATGGCTGTATAGATAGCATTCTTGTAGTAGTCCTTGAGCTTGTTAACATCGTAGCTTTTAGAACCGGCAGAGTTAAGTAATTCAAGAGAGAAAAGAGGTTGCTTGCTGGAGTCATCCCAAGCTGTAGGTAAAATCATCCCCGACTGTTGCCCGGTGCTAAGATTTCTTAGAGCATTCTTGTACGTATCATAAATAGCTTTCTGATCTGGTGTAGCATCGACAGACATATACTGAGATGGAATATGCAGAACGGGTAACCCGTTCAAATCGCGGATAACACCAGGACCCGCAATCACTTCGTACTTTGTTAGCTATAACCAAGCAAAATAAGCATCTCTTAGTGGAGATTGACCGAAAGGATCACCCCTGTGTTTTCCAACACGAAACAACATAGCCTTACCATCTACACCTAAAGATAGTCTTGGATTATCTGTTCGGTTGTTATAACGACCATACGGATCATTTGTGGGGAAAGATTGCTCTACTCCGATAAGATCGTTACCATCAGCACTGAACAAAAAACGATAGATAGTCTCTTGATTTCTCAGAGCCAGTTTCCTCCAAGAAATCTTACCGTCTGTAAACATCGAACCTTCTTCTTTAGTACGATAACGAAATACCTTCTCTACTACACTGAAACCAAACATATTTGCACTGGCTGCATCACGAATAAAGTCACTAAATGAGTGCTCCATATCGTTCATACAATCTCGAATAAACTGAGTTTGAGTTTGTTCTTTCTTTGTTGGATTATCTGGTGGTTGAACCTTCCAGTCGATCTTCCCAAGTTGACTATCAAACAAACTCAACGGTGCTGCTACAGCAGAATGTTGACTCATGCGCTTGAAAGTCTCTAGACTTCGGGGAAATACGAGTTCTCTCTTAATCTCATCTTGGGAGATTCCACCGAAAACATTCAGTCCATTATAACCCTGCTCTCCTAGAGAGAACGGTTGAGGTTGTAACGACTGAGGTAACGGTAGTTGTGCTGGTTTAGTACTCTTAGTTGCCATTAGGCTCCTTTGGTTATGTTATCATTATTGATTGTTTAAGGCTTGATTACTACAGTAAGTAATCACAAGTGATAGATTAGCATTGCAAGGCTCTAGAACAGCCTACAGAGCGTTTGTTCAACCTTGGGAATACAGATGTAGCCATAGGTGGTTTAAACATAGTGGAGAGGCTGCAATAGCTTATGGTATTCGACTAATTAAAGCCGAAGGAGCTAGCGGTGGAGAGGTCTGGTAATTGGAATGTGCAAATATCTTGAGACTTATTCAACATAATAAAAGCATCAGAACAAGCATCTGCTTGATCATCTTTGAAATTGTTAGTTCCATCAAATACTTCAAGTTCTGTATGAAAGTCATTCACATAAGCACCAGCAACAATGTTTACGAAGTGAGCCTCTGCAACTGCTGCAAAAGGTGCAAACCGTTGAATCTTTCCTTTGGTTGGACGTTGTAGTCTACATACAAACCCTGCCTCAGAGAGCCTCTTTTGTAAACCTCTCACGTATGCACCACCTCCAGCAGGATCATCTGGTAAACAAATAATCACATCGTTTCCATCTCTTACTGCTGTTTTCATAATAGTATCTTCTACCACGTGTGCTCTGTCCCTAAATCTCACAACATCTTCTACTGTGTAGACACCTAACTTGTCTTTCGACATTAAAACTCCAGCAGTCCAATCAGGATTCTTATAGCTCTCGGAGACTTGGGAGAAACTTAAATCCCATGCTCTACATCTAGCTTTGACGTTTGAAGGTGGAAATAATACTTCATTAACCCAGCTTCTTTGCCAGTAACCAGAAGTTTCTAAGCGGGCTGTCCACGATCCGTGAAGCATGATAGCTTTCTGAACCCTGCTTAATGACATAAGGTTGGCTAGGTATTGAGGGTTAGCCTTTAAGAGCGGGATGTTGTCCGCAATGACGGCTTTGATCAACCTGAAAGAGCGGATACCACTTGATGGACCTACACCGTGAATAGCTTGAGC